AGAGATACCGCGAGGATCAAGAACAATACCCTCAACACTATCATCATTAATCATGCGCATTTCTGTACCATGTATCTTCATACGAGTACCTGCGTTTGGTCTTACAAGGACAAAATCCCCAACCTTGCACCAAGGTCCAGAAGGGAAACGCTCTTTGTCATTGTAACAATCAGGACCCATAGCCACAACAAACAGCACAGTAGCCAGAAGACCTTCATGCCGCAGCGTTTCATCAGCTTTAAGAATGCCACTTTCATATTCTTTCTCCACTTCAGGTAGTGCGCATAGTATACGATACCCTGTTGGTGTAGGCAGTTGAGTCGCCTTTTCTTCATTAGTAGCTGAGAAGTCTATAGACCCCACAACTTGAGGATTGTTTGGGTTAGACCCAATTAAGATTTTACTCATTCGTCTTCAAACTCCAGTTTCTTAGTTAGTACTTCTATGGCGCTTCGTGCCTGATCTAAGCCTTGAATTTGCCCACATATGTATTTATATGCGGCGTAATCTTCAGCCCGACCAGATGCTAACGCTTGTGTTAATAACGATATTCTGTCATCAATTTGTTTAAATAGAATCTCCGCTTCTCTATCCATTATTTAGTTACTCTTATAATAATCTCTTCGTGTATTTTATATCCAATACAGTATAAAATAAAACCTAGCACCCCTACGAGTGCTAGTAGCTTAATAGGTAATAGCACCAATTCTACAAAAATAGTTCCTGTCATTATTTAGTTCCTTCAACAAGTTCACCTGTAGGTAGTACTAAATGTGTTCCTTTTTTCTCCTGATTAACAAAGTATTCACTTAATTTTTCAGGTGATTTATTTTTTAAGTTGTGCTCAGATGGGTGAAAGTAATATCGACCTTCCTCTCCTTTTTGCCATTTACCACCTTGTGCATCAGCGTTAGAGTATTTACTTTGTTCTGAAAAAGTAGGGTGGTTAGGTAGCTTATAAGTATCTGGATAATGATCTTCTTCCCCTGCACGAGGTTTTATCTTTCCACTTTTAACAGCAGCTTTATACCCTTCCATATCATAGTCAGAGTGAATTACCCCACCCTCTTTAAAACCTTCAGGCTTTTTTCCACCTACCTCTCCTCCTTTAGTTTGAGCTGTTCGTTGTGCTTGTCTCTCAGCTTGTTGGTGTTGCCTTTCAGCTAAAAACTTAGCATGATCTTGTTGTTGATTACTTTGGCCTCTTAAATGCTCACGTTCACTTTCTTTCATAGCTACATCTATACCCAGTTTTGCAGCTAACTGATCTTGCTTAGCAGTTATTTGAGCTTGAGTATCTTGCAACTTAGCATTGATTTGTGCACCAGCAGATTGTTGTTGAGCACCAATACGTTCACGATCAACTTGTATCTTCATCGCTTCCAACTGAGCATCAGACTGATCTTTAGCTACTTTACGTTGTAAGTCTTGAGCTTTAAGTTGCAGCTCTTGTTGTTGCATTTGTATCAACGGGTCTTGAGCTTGTTGCTGAGCTTGTTGCTGTTGAGCTTGTTGTTGCCCTTGCTGTAACAACTGTTGTGCAGCTTGAGCTGCCATTTGAGATATTTGAACTTCCATATCATCAGGAATTGTTACTTGATTGTCAGATTCATCTTCACCATAAGTAGGTATGTTCATACCCATAGCTTGCTCAATCTGTTTTCTATACTCATATCCTAAGTGTTCATTTATATGTGCACTCATAGCAGCTTGCAGTGCTTGCATAGCCTGTGGATTTTGGCCCATAGATTGTTGAAGCACCTGTTGTATTTCAGGAGATTGCATTGCAGATGTATGTACAGCAATGTGAGCTTGATGATCTTGATACAAGAACGCCTTAACAGGTTTATTTTTGAGGATGTTCTGATTCTCTGTAACTGGGTCACGGGGTTTCATATCATCTTCCATGGGTACTAACTTTTGGTAATTAGGAATACCTAACACTTCCAGCATTTGTCTATGTAAAACAGGTAAGTTATATAGCTGTGGTGCGCCTTGTGCTAGTTGTAGGGCTGCCTGATACTGGACGACTCTCTGTGCCATTGTGGAGGCATTAGGGTCTGATACAGGAAGTACGTATACCAAATCATAATCAGCTTTCTTAGCGCGTCTGCTACCTTCTGTAGGGTCATAATCGTATTCATCAGGGGTATAGTCTCTTATAATATTACGTAGTAAGATAAACTCTTGCTTCATCGAGTAGTGTATACGCGACTGTACTGCACTCATTACTTTAAGCGTTCTCTCGAGTACAGCGAGTGTTGTACCAACAGGACTATTAGAGGACATATCAGAGACAGCAAGATCAGCAGCCCCAGCAAAACGGCGACCTTCATCGACTATACTCCCTAGCAAAGTTAATAATGTTTGACTTGGTTCTTTGTACGGCAGTGGCATAAAGTTATCACGCATTACACCTGATGGCACATCTACGTCTCTCCACTCACCCGGAGCAATCGGAGTATCATCACCCTTAACCCTTAGTCCTCTAGTTTTAAAGCCCCCCGGAAGATTACTGAGAGTGCCCGCATCAACCAGCTGGCGAAGGATTGAAGTACTAGACTTGGCGAAAGCACCAATAAGATGAATAAGCCCAAAACAGTAAAAGCCAAAACCCGGCACATAACCATAATGAACGAAGTGATTGCGTTTTTTAGAAGATTCATCATCAGGGTCCCAATTTCTACGAATTGATAGGATTGTGTTTGTGCCTTTTTCGATAGTAACTACGTACGGCAACGCTATATCAGTTTGCTTTCCTTCATGATCTTCGTGCTCAAAACCTTCAAGATTAATCTCAACATGCATTTCTAACAGTTTAAACCGATCATCCGTTGACGCTCTGAAACCAAGCTTATCAGCTATCTTCTTCTCAATATCGTCCATAGTATTGGAAGGTTCACCCAAATCTACATCTCTATAAAAACCTTCATACTGTAGTCTGCGTATTTCATTCTCAGTCTTCCGCATTATGTGAGTTACACGTTCTGCACTCTGTAAGTCAGCTGCACCATACGGTACAACGATATCTTCAGCAGGTACGTACATAGCAACTTGACGGCCTAAGTACGGGTCATAATATACTTTCTTAAAGGCGTTACCAGCCAATCCTAGGCCCCATAACATGCGCTCATGCTCTGGTCTGTATTCAGTCATCACATCGGTAAGCTGATAGTTCATGTCGTCTTGAACACGCTGTGCAGCTTCTTTCTTCTCTTCAGTCTCTTTACCAATGATCTGTGTTTTAACTGGACCAGACGCAGGAAACGTTGCAGTAATAGTCTCTGCTTGGAACTTAATAACAGCCTCAGTTAACAGTGGGTGATACACACCACATGCACCTTCCCAAGGTTCTGAGCGGTCTTCCATCTTAAGACCTAGTAACTCAAGCCCATCAACATAAGTTTGAACCCAATCTTTCCTAGCGCTTACATCAGACTCGAAGTCATTAATAAGATCAGAAGCAAGCGATTGTAGAGCCGACTCATCCATCTCTTCAGCAAGATTCATGCTGAACTTTTCTTCATCAACTTCTTTTTGAATCTTAAGAATCTCTTGTTCACCTAAGCTAATCGTTACTGACTCAGGGTCTTCAATCTCAATCTCTAACGGTTCTTGATCTTCTTCTATAGGTATAGCATCTAAGCCCATCGGGGCTGGGTTCACACTTTTGTCTATCATTTTGTTTCCTTAATTAATAATAAGCAGCTTTCTTTCTAGCTTTATAATAGTAGTCGTCAACATCAGCCTCATCACTGGGTAGTCGTAGAAAACCGCCTTGTCTAAACCGCAACAACGCTAGTGTTGTAGAATCCACTAAGTCATCATGCGTACCACTTGGAAAATCGTTACATTCTTCTATGACTTCTTTAGCCCATCTGTGTTCAGGAGCCCATACTATACCAGCAGAGAACAAATCGGATATAGCATTAACTCTACTAATTTTATCTTGACCTTTACCGGGTGTAAACTCGCCTATGGGTACCCCCATACGCCTTAATTCTTGGTACAAAGCGGCCCCGTTAGACTTCTTTTCAACTATAAAAGAGTCAGGTTGCCATTCCTTGTACTCTTCTAGTACAAGTTTCTTTAGATCGGGGAACTCCAGCCGTCTCTTTATAGCATTTAATAGTATAATATTAAAGTTATTAGTTTCTTCATTGAAAAATACTCCCCAAATGGTAAGAGCATTGTAATCGGCTCTGTTATTTGTTTCTTGGGCAGCATCAAGAGCCATAATGGTAAACTCACACTCAGGAGGTGTATTCCCTTCCCAAATGTTCCACCATTCACGCTTAATTAACGCCCCTTCTTCCGAAGTTGGCTTCTGTAAATACTGAGCGTTCCAGTACCGTACGTCTAACGAGGCTTTCTTAGCTAATAACTCCTCAATATCCCAGAACTCAGGCCACAGTGCAGTGCCATCATCTTTAATAGCAGGGAATTCTATAACTTCCCATGGGTCTACACCCTCTTCACGTTCCATTTGTGAAACTATCTGCCCAGTAAGGTCTAGTTTAGACCACCGAGTCATTACAACAATAATAGCCCCACCCGGCATCAGACGTTGGATAGGACCAGACTGGAACCACTCCCACGCTGGAAGGAAAACACTAGCTTTATTCTGTTTAGCGTCTTGCTCTGAGTGTGGATCATCAATTATAAAAAGGTCCGCCCCACGGCCCGCAAGAGCACCCCCCACTCCAATAGCGAAATACTCACCATTAAAATTTGTACCCCATCTAGAGGCAGATTTTGAGTCAGACTGTAACTCAACTTGTGGAAAAATACCTTTATATTCATTGGAACCTACTAAGTTACGTACCCGTCTACCGAAGTTAATAGCTAAGTCAGCAGTGTGAGAAGCCATTATGATCTTCTTTTGTGGGAATTTACCTAAGAACCATGCTGGCGCTAGATATGATATAAGTTCAGACTTACCATGACGCGGGGCAATGTTAACTACAACACGTTTTTTCTTACCTGCGGCTATGTCTTCAAAGACTTGTATCAGTTTTAAATGGTGAGGCCCTACTTTGTAGTCAGGATATACATGATTAATGAAATCTAGGAAAGAAAGCTTCCCTAATGTCTGAGCTATCTGGGCCTCATATTCTTTTAAGAGTAGTGCGGTGCGGCGTTTTTGGGCATCAGGCATCGTGGGTAATGCTTGACGCAGTTTAAATAGATCTTCTGGAGTAAGTTTAATACTCATGCTAAAGAAATTATCTGTCTAGCTTCTGCATCTATAACTCTACCCTCAATAATACTAAGGGTGTCTAATAGTTCTTTCTCAACTTCCTCTATAGTCTGTACTTTAATAATTACTTCTGTACGGCGTTTGAAAGCATCAACACCATCTACGTCTCCTAAATGTTTTAGAGCAGCAATTCTAGTCTTACTATCTTGAGTATTCTCTATCTCAGCAACTAACTTATTAATTACATACATTTTAAGATCAGCTAAGTCATCCACAATAGATACATTCATTTGAGCAACCATACCTGCAAGTAGAGCAAGGGTTTCATTTGGGTATTGTGGGAACTGCGGACGGTAGCTTGGATTAGCAGCCATTTCTGTAGCAATAGCTTTCGCTTCTTCTACGTCAGACGCCGTTGGTGTAATGGGATTATTAGTTAAATCTGAAAGTAGTTTGACCACGTTTGCCCGCATGTGCAGTTCTTCTGTAGGCGACAGCGTGGGAAACGCATCTTTAGCGTTTGCAGGTAGAGGTATGTTTTCCTCTATGGTAGGGCAATTATAGTCTAATGTCATATTTACTGTTTGGTAAAATGTTTTAAGAAGTCTAACACATAGGTAAATTTTTGCGAAATATTTTTTTGATGGGGCTTTTTAAAAACGGTAGGGGGGTTTCTGTAACTATACTTATCCTTAGACGCCGTGGACCTAGTGGATTTTGCAGTTCTATTTGAGCTAGTTCAAGTGTATAGGGCGAGATGGAACCAGATTGAGAAAACGGGGGTATAGGGGTCGCCGTATTGGGTCCAGACGTTTTATTCTACACCTAAACTGTACTTAACAGATATTTTATGGTCTAATAGAACCGTACCAGATGAGTACATAACTATAACAACGAGGCAATACAATGAACCTATTAAAGATTGAATGTTGGAAAGAACTTAACATAGTAATGAAGGTATACATCTGTATCGGCGCCGCATTTATGGCGGTCATATTAATAGAGAACATAGCAGTCGCTATGTTAAGAGGGTAAGACAATGAATGATATTGAAGTAAAAGTGTTATACACATTATGGTTTACATATCGAGGCGGTAAGAACGTTGTAGTATTAGAGCGTCTTATAGAACCTTCAAAGGCTGGTAAGTTCTTAGATATGTATGATGGACTAATGGATAGTATGTGGTACATGTGTCCTACTGAATACTATAACAACAACCTAAGATAGTAACCCAACGCACAAGGACGTGCATAACAACGAGGCAATACAATGAACACATATGATGATATATCAAAAGAACTAAATGATCTAACAGAACAACAAAAAGTTATACTCGCATCAGTTTGGTGTGATTACTATCCTAGGTCCCCATGTTCAAGGATACAAGAGCTATGGGATTATGCAAATGATAGTAACCTATCTAGTGAGTTATATAGTATGCAGTCTTATAAGATGTGCGTTATGGACTTTGTATCTAAATGTATAGTAGCTGTATCTCAAGAGTTTGGTAGATAACAACACGGAGACCTTCGGGTCTCCTTTTTTATACCATGTCAAATTGATACCAGTTATAAGTGCCCGAGCTCGTCACGTTGTGAGCGTGGCGGACGGCGTTAGGCGTGGCGCACCATATGGACACATGTCCATGTCCTATTTATTCTACACCTAAACTTTACCTAACAAACATATTATGGTTAAATAGAACCGTACCAGATGCAAACGTGCAAACGGACAAATCGAGATTAATACAATGACAATTAAAAAAGATATACAAACAGTTAAAGCGCAAGGTTATAACCAAGCGGTTGCAGGCGATACCATAACCACTATAGCAATGTGGTGTATTGCTAATATAGTTGGTTTCCCTGTTAAGGCTGATATACCAAGCGAATCGAAAGACCAGCTCTATCAAGGTTACAGGTTACGCCGTAATGAATGTTTTAAACCATCTATAAGTACTCTAGATAGTGGGCGGGAGCAACTTGTAACAGTCGATGTTGCTTATTCTTTTAACAGTGTATCATTTGGCAAACTTAAAAACGACCAACCCAAGCTATACCACGCCGTTAAGGACGTTAGAATTGCAACTGATAGCTATTGCTCTAAGAACTATAACCGCCTACTTGCAAAGGGTTTGGAAATTCAAAACGAGGGTAAAGAACGAGGTAAGAGAACAACACTAAGTTTTGAAGAACAAGTTGCGAAATCATTTGATAGTCTTGACGGCAAGGCAAGATTAATGGCAAGTAAAGAGATTGAGAACAAAGTAGTCGAGGATAGGTATAAAAGAGCAGTTGTAGCTTTCAATCGGGTTTGGAATAGTGAGGACTAAGTAGTAAATTAAAAACGCCGTAGGCTTAGGTCTACGGCGTTTTTTTTGGCTTAAATTTTGTCCACATCAAATTGATGCCAGTTATTCGATTGTGAGCGTGTTGATTGCGTTATGACCTAGTAGATTATTTCCTGAGTGGAGATTGATGCCAGTTATGAGTTCGTGGGCGCGTTTGATTACGTTTGACGGCGTTTTAGACTTTGCTTGTTTGTACGTAGTACTTGAGCTCAAGTCTACATCTTTTTTTTTCGCTTGTCAACACTTATTTTCACGATGTGGACACCTGTCCACATGCTATTTGTTGTAGTATAACGTGGTTGATATAATATTCTCTTAGCTATTAGGTTTATTATATAAACTAAACTTTACCATAAGGCTCTACAGACCGCATTATACCGTTGACGAAATAACATAAGAACACCGTTTGACATATAAAACACCGTTAAGCTATTGATTTATATAGACGCCGTCAGTTTTGTGTCAAAAACGTGTGTCATTCTACAGGGTTTTTTTGACACAAGAATTGGGCTAAGTGTAAAGTGGTTGTAGAATCGCAGACCAAGTGTTTTAGCCGTTTGTCTCTTTTTACAGTGTAGCATAAGGCTTCGTTGTGCAAACCATGCAAGCATTTTTGGAGGGTATGCCCCGTAGAAATACTTTTTTTAAAGACCTAATAGACCTCGGCAAGAGCAGTTAAAAATAGTCGGCTAATCCGGAAATACCCCTATACCCTAAATATGCTTGCATGGTTTGCACAACAATATAAAAGTATTCTACAATATATACTACTACTACTACTAATAATAATAATAAAATATAATATAAATAAGTAGTTAGACAGTTTTACTTTTCATGGAATGAAACTCAGAAATGAAAAAGCCCTGTTTTTGTGTACACTGGACATAATGTAGAGTGCACAAATCCGACAGCGTCTATAACCCTCCAGACCAAGTGTTTTAGGCACCTCCAGCGATGTTCCATTTTTGTGTCACAACCAAATCCCCTAATGTAAAGTGTAAAGTTAGCACCCCAAAAACATCCCCATTGCACCCATTATTGCCCTTAACATTACATATAAAGCCGTATCATTCAACACAACATCGCTACAACTTGACAAAATACCCTAATCATTATACAGTACGTTTACATTATATTTTTCCGTTTTTTGACACAAAACTGCGTCAGAATCATTTAAGAAATAATAGAAATGAAATCCCACAACCTTAACCAAAAGAGTACACACCATGCGTAAAGTAGAAGTTGACATTACAGTAGAATGCGAAACACACACAATGACTGAATGGGCTAAGATATTAAAGATGAATAGACATACATTCCGTATGCGATACCTACGAGGTCTACGAGGTGAAGCTCTTGTTGCACCACTAGAGCCAAGAAAGCCTAAAGAAAAGATAATTAACATAAGGACAACTGTCCACATTGAAGATGAAGCAGAGCAAGAAACCCAGACCCAAGCCCAAGAAGCACCCCTGCCATACCCACAGCGTCTACTAACTTATAAAGGCAAGACTAAGACCCTAAAAGATTGGAGCAGAATAACTGGCATCCAGTTTGGCACAGTCCTACAGCGTTATAAGGCAAACAAAACACCAGAGCAGATACTCGCCAAGATTGACCCCACAGCGTCTACCCATGCTAACCAACGCCTACTTACCTATAAAGGCGAAACACTAAACATGACTAAATGGGCAAATCGTTACAGCATACCACTAAGTACAGCGCTATACAGACATGCCAGACATGAACTAGGTAAGATAACAACAGAGGAAGTATTGTTTGGCATAAAGAACGCTAACACTAAACACGATATAGCCAAGAACCTAACAGACTATAGACTACGTCAACTAAAACAGCGTCAGGCAGACCAGCACAAAGAGAAAGAAGATGCACTACAAGCGTATAAAGACAACGTGGCTTGGATAAAGGGCGAGAAGATTAGAAGAGTAGAAACCCCATACTCAAACCATCAGACCAACACACTAAACAAATTCAACGAACCACAGGGCTTCGTGTGGCAGAACACAGGACACATAGAGGTAGCAGAGAAAGACATACCAGAAGAACTACGCAACATGGTGGATATATTCAAAGCCCCGAAAGCATATGATGAGTAATTGGGGAGGGCTAAGATAATAACAAACCAAACATCTACCCGACAAACATCTACCCGACAAACATCTACCCGACAAACATCTACCCGACAAACATCTAACTCACTTATCTATCGTATTTAGTACCTTGACATAGGTAAAGTTTTACTGTATAATAGTACTTGTAGTACGGAATTAGGAATTAAATCAGAAAGGGTTTTAAGGTAGTAAAAGGTGTTTATGTTAATTAACGTGTGGACATGTGTCCACATTACAATCGGAGAAGTAAGATGAAAGAGTTACTAGAGGCATTAGCGGATTTGGCTACAAATGCAGATGAAGACTGCCCACATGAGTACAGAAGCAAACATTTTGATATAGCGTTAGATACTGCATGGGATTTAATAGTTAAATATAATAAGGAACTAAAATGAATGAAGATATGATTGATAAAGAGTACAGAGCCTTCACCGTTCTATATAAGAAGTCATCAGCGGAGATATGGGCGAAGTCAAGAGAGAGTGCAATGAACAAGGCTCAGAGCCACTTCAAAGTAACAGCTAATCAACGCAACAACATCAGAGTTATTAAAGAATTTGATGCACTAATGGTAGGGTAATGAGATGGTAAGTCTAGAGAAGATATACACGGCGCAAGCCAATGCACACGGAAACATAATAGTATGCCGTGGTACTGAAGTAAGAAACTCTTATAAGATAATAGGTACTGGGTCTTATAAAGAAATGTTAGAACTTAAACTTAAACAGGATTAATACAATGACTAAAGAAGAATTAGACCAAATGGTGCGTGACATAGAGCAAGCTGAGGCAGAGCTTGTAGAGGAAGGATTGAATAAAGAAGAATTAGACCAAGAGGAGGAAGGACTGGCATCCGATGTGGACATGTGTCCACACGCTAAAGAAGAAATAGTGCCACAAGTAACGGCGTTGAGCCAACCAAAGCATTTAATATCTCTTAGCACATCAGCTGTGCTTGTATGTGCAGATGTTCGGGTGTGGAGTGCAACAGCGGTAGACCCAGAGATATCTAGTGAGGTTACAACTGCTAAGAAAGCAGACAAGAACGCAGGGAAATTCGTTAAGAATATATTAAACAATAATGCCAAGCATAAGGCTATCGTCAACTACAGACAGACTATTTATAACTGGATGAAGAGACGAACTTATAGATGGAACAAGAGTCAGGACTTGCTACCTAGTATGGACTTACCAATGTTCAAGCAAGAGTGGGCACATCATGAGAACCAATTTAATATTATATTAGATGAGTTTATTAATGACTATGACCACATCGTCAGCAACATGGCATTCAGTCAGGGCGATATGTTCAACAGAGATGACTACCCAACTAAAGATGAAGTACGTAAGAAGTTTAGTGCTCAGATGTTTGTTGCAGAAGTACCGACCAATGACTTTAGATGCAGTATAGCTAATGATATCGCAGAGGATTTGTACGACACATACACCAAGCAGACGGCGTCTATCATCGAGGGCATTGCGAAAGACCAAGGCGAACGGCTAATTGACTTGATGGTTAGTATAAGCTTTTGCTGTGACATAGAGGACAAAGACTCTAAAAGACGCCGTAAGATATACGACACTACGCTGGACAAGGCTAAGAGTATGTGTGACTTGTTCAAGACCTTTAACCTTACAAGTAATCCTCAGTTAGAGGAAGCAAGGGCAAACTTAGAGAGAACGCTCAAGGGTGTAGATGCAGAGGCAATAAGAGGTAGCGATAGCCTAAGAATATCTGTAAAGAAAGATGTAGATAGTATCTTAGAGAAGTTCAGTAGCTTTAAATGCGTGTAATCTTTATAAAGACAGACAACGTGCCATCTACTTGCAATTACTTAACTAATGGTAAAGAGTATATGGGTAGACAGGAATCACCACTAAGTATAGAGCTACGAGTAGTACGTATTATTAGTGATAGTGGTACTGAGGTAAGTACGCTCCTTACAGGGTGTGCTCACCTTGATGATAAAGATTGGGAGGTAGTTAGAATATTAGAAGTATAGCAGTAAACAACACATGGACAACTGTCCACATTATAAATATAACTAAGGAAATACAATGTCACAATTAAACTTTATTAACACAGTAACAATCAACGAACTACGTACAATCATTCCAACTATAGGTGAGCACTTAACTCCTATTATCCAGTCTGAACCGGGTTGTGGTAAGACATCGTTACTTGATATGATTCGGGAAGATTTGGGGGATAAATATGATTATATCTATGTTGATTGTCCAGTTAAGGATATGTCAGACATAGGCATGGTTATTCCGAACCACGCAACACAGAGTTTAGAGTACTACGTAGCAAGCCTTTTCAAATTAGATTCAAATAAACCTAAAGTAATCTTACTTGACGAGTTCATGAAGTCACCTAAGCTATTGCAAGTAATCTTCACAAGGTTAATGTTAGAAAGAATGGTAGGTGATAGAGCCTTACCAGCTGGCAGTATAGTATTCGGCACAAGCAACAACGCATCAGATGGTGTGGGTGACTCAATGCTGGCACATGCAGGGAACAGAGTATGTATTCTTAAAATGGCGAAGCCTACAGTAGACGAGTGGTTGACATGGGCAGGGGAAGCAGGGATTAGTCGAGTCATCAGAGCATGGGTAAATATGTTCCCAAGAGCACTGGCATCATACACGAACGGCGACCAGAACGACAACCCATACATTTTCAAACCATCATCGAGTGCTATGTCGTTTTGTTCACCACGTTCATTAGCTAAGGCAGATGTAATCGTACGTAACACAGACAAGCTAGGTGAGAATGCCACGATGTGTGCGTTAGCAGGAACTATAGGAGCGAGTGCCGCGGGTGATATGGCGGCGTTTCTATCATTAGAGAAATCATTAATTGATGTTAAGGACATTATCAAAGAACCAAAGATTGTGAAAGTACCAGACGAGATATCAGCGCAGATAATGATTATGTTCCAAGCTATAGACATGCTCGACTCGCAAGATGAATTGTCGGCGTTCATGGAGTTTGTAGAGCGTATTAAGTCATCAGAGGTACAGGCTATCTTTTTCACTATGATGATGCGAGGTAGTAAGAGTGTGCGTCTGGCTAGTAGGAACTTAAAGATTGCGAAATGGGCGGCAGAAAATCACGAGTTGTTCTAATAGGAGAACATCATGCAAAAGCAAATGACAAGAATAAAGAAAGCCCACGTAGCTATGATGAAGCACCCACAGACGGCGTTATACTCAGGTGTAATGCTAATGGGCACATCAGAGGTAGTAGAAGATGCTAAGTTCACAGCGTACACCGATGGAGTTAATAAGAAATATGGGCTTAAGTTCCTTAAGAGTGTAGATAGCAACGCTAAACTACGAGGTCTAGTACTGCATGAGAACCTACATGTTGCGCTGAAGCATATCCCACGAGGTGTGGACATGTGGAAGAAAGATAGTAGGATTGCGAACATATCAGCAGACTATGTTGTAAATGGAATTATTAAAGACATAGACGGTAAAGTTGCTGGAGGTGTTGAACGTATAGTTGAGCTACCAGATAATGCGTACCAAGATGATATGTTTAGAAACTGGAGTATGCGTGAGGTATTTAACTTCTTAATCAAGAACCCACCGCCAGAGGGTAATGGTAATGGTGAGGGTGGTGATGGTGATGGTGATGTACATGACTTTGAGAATTGTAAAGACCTAACTCATGAAGAAGCAAAGGCTATGTCTGAGGCAATAGATAAGGCATTGCGTGAGGGTGGCATACTTGCAGGGCGAATGGGTGCGACTGTACCGAGAGCTATAGCAGACCTACTAGAGCCGAAGATAGACTGGAGAGAAGTGCTTAGAGAGTTTGTTACATCAGCTACTAGAGGGAGTGACGAGACTACATGGCGAAGAATGAATAAGAGATACTTAGCCAATGATATGTATGTCGCAGGGTACGAAGCAGAAACTATGGGTGAAGTTACCATTGCTATAGATACATCAGGTTCTATAGGTAGTGCAGAGCTGACGGAGTTTGCAAGCGAACTGGCATCTATTTGTGGTGTGTGTTGTCCTGAACGTGTACGCATTTTGTGGTGGGATACACAGGTACATGGTGAGCAGATATTCGAGACTGACTACGCTGACATAGCCACGCTGTTAAAACCGTTAGGTGGAGGTGGTACTAACGTATCGTGCGTTAGTGAGTATATTACGAAGCATAAGCTCAATAGTGAGTGTGTGATTGTATTCACAGATGGTTACTTGGAGGACAATATTAAATGGAACATAACTATGCCGTCACTATGGCTAGTAACACAGAACAAATCATTTGAACCACCACAAGGTAAGAAGGTAAACGTATGAGTGCAGTACAAGAAGTAAGAGAGGAGAAAGCAAGGAAGCTACAGAGCGATGCTGTAAACAGGTATATGAGACTAAAGGAGAATGAGTTAGATACACATAAGAGCGATGCTGAGAAGTATAAGAACATATGTGTTGGGCTGACGTTAGCCCTAATAATAGCGTTTACAGGGTTAGGGTACAGTCTTAACTATATAGACAATATTAAACCATGTGAAGTTAAGTACATTAAACCTAACGCTAACGATAAATACATATTAGAGAGATTAAGATAATGAGCACATTAGAAAGAGTAACAACATATAGCCACTGTATCCTAGACTACGCGCGACTAGAGCGAGTTACGCAAGGTGAGAAACCATATAGAGGAACAACAGATAGATATCCACTAGAAGAAAGAAGATATGCAACAAAATGCTTTAGAGAAGAAACTTTAAACGGTGAGAAAGTATATAGGGTATACAGAGACCATAACTATGAGGCAAAGTTTATAACTGTGGAAGAGTATAACGCCATGCCAAGAGCTAAACGAAATAAAGTACACCCCGATGCGACTGATAGACCAGACGAACTTAGACGCTATAAGATGTATGAGAGAACACCATGTGAGATAGGCATAGTGTACCCAGACAATTCGTTTGAGTTTACTGCGAAGTTTGGTTGGGGGGGTCTTCCACAAGGGCTTAAGATAGCAATGAGCTACAACTGGCTGGGTAGGGCATCTCTATGTACAAGTAGCAAACATGGTGGGGCGTTATTATCAGGTGGTGGTGTGATAGGTAATAATTATGGATTCACTCACCCTGTGTTTAATGGACTACGTGTGTATGTGAATACATTAGAGTTGCATGAGTCATGCAGTTACGAGGTATCAGGCTATAAGACTAATAATAAAGCTGTAAAGGCAGTCTTTGAACCATATAAGGAATTATTTACTGTAGCTGACGTAATGTTTAGAAACATGAGAGATGAGGACATTATAGAGATGGTTAAAGAGGTTACTCCAGAGACTCTTACTTCTTATAGTTACCATAACTATTTAATAGAAAATGAGGAAGAGTATGAAATTGCGCTTAATAACTACGTAGAGGAGCTTGCTGTTAATCCCCTACTATCTACGTTAGGTATTGCGTCACTAGGTAATGTCAATAAGCTAAGAGAGCATGTGAGATGGGCTATTAATTATTCTAGACCTATTCTTACAGGGCTTAACAGGGCTACCCTTGTCGCTAACACAGCTAAGGCATTCAAGCACAAACTATGTAGAGAAGATAGAGATACCTTACTAGTAAAGGTAGCGTATGAGTCTACTAAAAGGTTCCCTGCGAGCATATGGGGTAACGAGGTTAGAGTAACTGGCATCTTAGTAGAGCAATATAAATAACATGTGGACAACTGTCCATACAATAATTGGAGCAAACAATGAACGCTAGAGATTATATAAACACAAACTCAGTAATGTTAGACGGTGACTGGGAATCACTACATAAGATTATAGATGATTCACAAGTAGAGAAGATAGTAAAGTGGTTACACAAAACATATGGCTTGCAAGTGTATAGAATAAAAGAATTAAATACGTCTATATGTATGGCTTACGGCGATGGGTTTCATGTGTGTGAGTTGTATGCTATTACTAAAGAGATTCCTGATTATAATAGTGTTGCTTATGAAGTCACTAAAGCTTACGAAACTACGTACTACTACGTGTCACCGTTCAATCTTAGAGATAAATACTCTAGGGAGTATAGGAACGACACTAGAGCAAGTAAGGGTCTAACTAACTTGATGAACATTATAAAGAAGATAATACCAATAGAAAAAAGTGTTAATAGTAAAGTTATACATGGCTTTTGTGAGTTGAAAGAAACTATAGAAAAAACAGTACAAGGTATTGACTACAAGAGTAGGTATGAGCTAGAAGATGGTATGGTTCATGCGTTATTACAGAAAGTATTAGGTGGTAGTAAAGTTGTAGAGTACACATTAGATGTAGAGTTGGCAAGTAGTGTCCTTATTAAATGGGATAGTGCAGATGCAACTGCATTGGCAAGACGTACAATTTCCTCTCAGTTTCTAGAGAAACCGCTGACTGCGCTCGGAGTAAATATAGATGGAACCTATATGATAGGAACTATACAAAAAGATATGTCCTCATGTGTCAATGAATTGTATACAATACTCACCCCATTCAAGCGTATTAGTAAATATAGTTTAGAAGAGTACCCTATGGCTCAAGCAATGGTAACTATGTTTAGTGTAGTAAATGAAGATAAACAAAAATGTATTGGGTTTATACCTAGTATCGGTGGGTACAATGATGATTTAAATGTTATATCAATACCAATAGCTAATAGCTACAGCGGTGAGAGTGGACAATTAGGAGGTATGGGATGGCTTTTGATGCCAGCAGATTAACACCAATAAAAATATTCTTTTGTAACAAGAGTATATGGAGAGTACCACTATACAAACCTATTGATGGTGATTACACGCTGTTTGTAAACACAGGGTTTACAAGAACATTCACTGATAAAACTTTACCACGAAGTTTAAAAAGCTCTATAGCAATGATACTGGCTAGTGATTATCAGTATCTATCATCAGATGAAGAAGTAAATGAGTACAATGTTTTTACCGCCCCACTAGGAGTAGATGTTACATGGTTCAATATAGGGTGGAAAATATCACCGTCATGGTTCTGTATGTGTATGCAGGCAGACCAAATAACTTCACTAAAAGGAATAATAAATGAAAACATTATTAGTAATAGCAATGATGATGACAACTACGGTAGCTAATGCAGTAGATGCACCTGACTATGGGTATGGCTATAGATATCATGGGTACAACTCACTTGAGCAACAACAAGAAGCCCAACGTAATCAGTATAACTTACAGCAGATAGAGCAGACGCAGTTAGATGTACAGGTACTAAACAAACTAAACGGAGGACAAGAGCCTATGTTTAGAGATTTATATGGAGATATGCTAGACACAACGGGCGAAGAATAACAGACAAAAAAAGGGCTACTTTTTAAGGTAGCCCACATGAGCGCAAAGCGCACACATCAGGATTAATACAATGAGTAATAAAGATATCACAGAAATAGCATACCGTAAACAATATTATCGAGATAACCTTGAGAAAAAAAGGGAGGACGCTAGAAAATACTATCATCGGAACAAGGAGGTTCTTAATGCAGAGAAGAGGGAGAAGACAACTATTAAAAAAGCCACCGCACTTGCAGAGAAATTAAGAACAGAGGGTGTAATTGTTGAAGTCCCTAAGATACCTAAACGTATCCCTAACCGCACTAAATCTACGGAAACACTCAGAGCTGAAAGAAGTAACAATACATATAACATGGCTGAACTAGCTAAAATAATAGGTATTACATACTCTAAACTGAGGTCTAAAGTAGCAGTAAACCCACGCTATATGATGCCTAAGCACATGTATATCATGATGGATGGTAGTAAAATTTATAACAAAGCTGAGATAGATGAGTGGTTGCCATACATAATAGACCTACTAGCATTTGACCCCTGCTCTAACAAGAAGAATCGTATTACTCTATCTGGCAATGCAGTACTAACAATAAATTTCTTACATAAAAATAAAAAAGTAGTTAAGTACTGTGATGATATAAGACTTAGACAACTATTAGATGGGAGGATTAACAATGGATAGAGACGATGATTTTGCATTAGCAATAAAAGTACTATACAGCAGGGGGTACAGTTTAGCTTCTATGGCTAGAACAATGGGGGCACCTATCAGTACGTTGAGTACCGTCAAGCAAGAATCTAAAGACCCCCCAGCGCATTGGTATACAGAATATGAGGGCATCGCGTTAGCAGAATATTATAATAAAGTAACAGGTGAAGTAATGCCAAAAGTAGGAGACCACATAGATATAGAGGGTGAAGATTATGAGAACTAAAGAGGGCGTAGTTAAAGATAAGGTAGTAGGCGTATTAAAAGCCGCTGATGTATGGTATTTCTTTCCAGCGGCTAATGGTTACGGTAGGTCAGCTATCCCAGATATCATATGCTGTGTACGAGGGCACTTCTTAGCTATTGAATGTAAGGCTGATAATCTTAAGCCAACGGCGTTACAGGAGCGTGAGTTAGGTAAGATTATAGCAAGTGGAGGAACTGGCATCTGTATAAATGCAGAGAACGTAGACCAATTAGAAAACATTTTGAGGGGGATAGATGAAACTTAAAAATAGATGGTGTCGTATAGCGTGGTTTTTAGATGGCAAGAGAGTCGGTATATATAAATTTGATACTTTACCACCTATACGAAGCCGACCCCAAAACAGTATGTACTGGAGAAAGAAATGAAATTATATGAATTACCAAGAGATAGTAGATTCACCCTAGTAGACGATGATAGCAACACCGTGTTCACACTCGAACGTATAGATGGTATGTACTCTAGGTGTTACTTAGGTGACGCCCTTGTGCATATATCAGCCTGTGCTGAAGTTGAGGAGGTGTGTGATGAAACTAAATGAATTGGACACCTTCCCTGAACTGGGCAATACAATAGTTCTTGACGGTAACGTATATGTTAAGAAGCAAGAGCCTTTAACACGACAACAAATCAGCGAGGGTAATCAATCAATGTTTAACGCTACGAGAGATGCTTTTGTAATGGGTGTTATCTTTGCTGAGAAGATGCACGGTATAAGGAGCTTTGATGATGAGTCGTGAAAGAGAGCTATTGAAACAGGTTGTTGAAAATTTTGCTTATGTTCAGGATATGCACTTGATAGTCGCAATTCAAAAGCTACTTAACCAACCTGAGCAAGAGCCTGTGGCTTGGATGAATGATTCGGGTGGTTGCTTTTTATCAGACGGTAACAAGTATAGTGAGCAGTGGACACCCCTATACGCATCACCACCAAAGCAAGAGCTGTTGAGTGATGAACAAAAAAGATTAGCGGCTATAGCTATTAAACAACGTGAGGCACACGGCATTGGAGGTGGGGAATGAGTAAGAAAGATTTAGAGAAAGAAATAAATATACTAGAGCATGAAATATTTATAGAAAGGGTTTTAACTAGAGCAATGGGTAAAAATACTATATCCCTGCGTGACCACTTTGCTGGCTTGGCTATGCAGGGTATGTTGACAAAAGTATCTACTACAGTGGGAGCAGATTCAGTTGCTATGGCGGCATACCACGTGGCACATCAAATGTTAAAGGAAAGAAGTAGGGGGGAGAAAAGAGATGATTAAAGAATGGCTTATGCTTATGGGTGAAGTATTTATGTTTAATATGGTTGTTTTGTTTTTTGCTGTTATTACTACAATAATAATTAATTACTTCCTTGGAAACGTGGGGATATGTTAATGACACTTCAACTAATAGTTTTAGCAGTAGAGATAGTAACTCTTATATGGATGATCCCTATTTTGATAAATGTAAACAAAATAGACAGGGATTTGAAAGCTATGAACGAGAGACTGGGAGAAAAGAGATGAGTGAGATAACATTAAGAGACACCATAGCTATAGCGGCTATGCAGGGGTTTATTCAGTACATGGGTTGCGACCCAGAGGCACAGTTTCATGGTAAGGAAGAGAAGAATAAGGATGTGCTAACTAAGTCGGCTTACGCCTACGCAGATGCAATGTTAAAAGAAAGGAAAAAGAAATGAAAAGAATAATAGACGAAGAAGAACAAGCCTATCTAGACGAACGAATAATAGCAGATCATTTAAAAATAAAACTAATTAAGAAATTACGTAAATGTTCTGAAATTATAGATGAGATGGGGCATACACCAAGCCGTCAATGTTTAGAACAACGGATACTCTCAATAATATGGGAGCTAAGAGATGGGTTTAAGGAGGACAGGGGACTGGGGTTTAGAGGAGTAGATAATGAGTAAAGAAGAGCTACAAGCTAAAGCTGCAGTTGCAAAGGCTAAGTGTAACGGTTGGGAGGACACTCATGATGGGTCTTATGAAGCTTGCCTATCCTATTGTGGGTATTATGCTATACTAGCTGACATTTCAAAACTTGAAAATGGTGAGGAAGATAATGAGATTTTATAATGCAGATGAAAGTGAAAAACGAGCTACAAAATACTATGTGTATGGCGTGATACTAACAGCCTTGCTTCTTACGTCAATAATATTTAACGCTACTTTGTTAGCACATTGTTGAGTTATGGCAAACAAAACTAGCAATAAGCGAAGAACAACATGGGTATTAACTATATCCTTACGAAACCCTTTCCGAGCATGTGAGAAAAGTTATGGCTGACATCGCTGATCGGGCAAACGACCAAGCCCAACTTATCTTGGATAAGCAAATATCTTTACAACGTGGTGAACCATTAGATATATTTCAAAATGATTCAGGTCAGTGTTGGGAGTGCGATGCTCCTGTGTCAGATGGTAGGCGGTGGTGTAGTAAAGAATGTACTGAAAGCGCAGAGAGGAGTGGATGGTGACTAGAGAGGACTTACAAAAAGTAGTGGATGAGTTAATGCCGGGGCTTAAGTTACCAGACCCTCGCACTGAAGAAGAATTTCTAGCAGAAGACAATCGTACAACTCTAGGACTACAAGGGTTTAAACAACGTGAGTTACATACAGTTATGTGGGCGTTGCGAGAGTTTGCAGATGCAGCTGGAATAGAGTTACATAATGGTATTAAAGAAAGGTATGACGCAGAACGAAAAACTTACGGGATAAGTCTTAGATTTTATAAAAAATGAAATGGGCTGACTTCATATTCCCCCCTATAAACCTTTGGTGCTACCCTAAACAATATGAGGACTATGAGATGCTTAATGAGGAAACAACAGTGAAACCGATGTGGAAAATAAAAGAAAGTTCTAAACCTGACCCTGTTAACAGTCCTAGTCACTACACACATGGCGGGGTTGAAACAATAGACTATATAGAAGCTAAGGGGCTTGACAAAGATTTTTGCCTAGCTAATGTGATTAAGTATGTGTCTCGTGCAGGATACAAGATAAGCAAGCTGGAAGATTTAAAGAAAGCGCAATACTACCTAAACCGTAGGATTAAAAGCTTAGAAGCGTCAGAGGAGTGATGGAAATCTCTGAAGAAGCCATGCAACGGCTTGGTAGAAACGTTAATGCCCTATTAACAGAGATTAAAGAACTACGAGAGGAGATAGAAGAAGTAAAACTAGATGCTTACCGTTATAAGTTCGTGCGTTCAACATGTGCAACTACCGAGGAGGCTGTTATAGGGTACGATAAATCAGTTGACGAACATATTAGGAAGCGTAATGAGAAACTTAATTAAGAGATGGTTCTGTCCTCCACATAAGTGTACAAGGTTCCGACAATACTACTCACTTAACTTAAAGATATGCACTGAGTGCTATAAAGAGTCAGAGCTTTGGGGCGATAACATAATAAAACATCAGAGGTAATACAATGAAAAAAAGAACAGTAAGAGAAGAACTGTCAATGCCTACTAAGGCAATTATAGGTGGGTTGTTTAGTATCATAGATGATATGGAAGACTCAGGAGAGTTTGAGGAAGAAATATGGTTATTAGAATCAGCCGCCGCTAGGTTTATGACTCTAATTAGAATACAGAACTTTATACTCTCAGGGTTTATAGGTACTAACTTAGTATGGATAGCTAATGCTTTAGGATATTTATGATTATAACTTTAGATTTTGAAACTTACTGGGCGCAGGGCTATACATTAAGAAAGCAAACTACTGAAGAATATATTAGAGATAAAAGATTTGAGATTATAGGTGTAGGTATAAAGGTAGACAGCGCTCAGACAGAGTGGCATACAGGTACACATGAAGAACTAAAAGTATCTCTAGCTAAGTATGACTGGGCTAACTCTATTCTTGTGTGCCATAACACAATGTTTGACGGCGCTATACTCAAATGGATACTAGGAATAGAGCCTGAGTTATATATAGACACACTTAGTATGGCTAGAGCGCATCATGGTATAGATGTGGGGGGGTCACTGGCATCTCTGGCTATTAAATATAATCTTGGTGTGAAAGGTACAGAGGTTATTAATGCTAAAGAGAAGAGGCTTACTGACTTTAGTAGTTTAGACTTAGTCTTATATGGTGAGTATTGCGTTAATGATGTTGAGCTTACCTACGCATTATATAAGATACTCATAGCTGACTTTCCACATACAGAACTTAGTTTAATTGATATGACTCTGAGGATGTTTATATTTCCAGTTTTAAAAGTTGATGATGCTATGTTAGTGGATAGATTAGAGGAAGTAAAAGAAGAAAAACAACTAATGCTTAGTGCATTGAAAAAGAAACTTAACTGCGACACAGATGAGGCTGTGCGTAAGAAGTTAGCTAGACC